CAAAGGTAGTTTAGATATAGCTATATTTGAATGTAGTGATGAATTTTACGCAAAAGGAGAAGAAAAGTTTAAGCAAGGTATTAGTAACTATAAATACTTCTTTCAAACTGAAGGAGTAGACCTGGACCAATATGTATTAAGAGGAATATTATAAGATGGATAAAGAAAGAATAGAAGAACACTTTAAAATAGCTTTGTATGAACTTGAAAACGGATCTACAATAGATGAACTAAGAGAAATTATTACAGAGTATGAAGCTGTAGAAGATTACGAAGTTTGTGCTGGTATTTACAGAGCTATTGAAATGGTATCTTTTATAACTTTAACTGTATTTGCAAAACAATTAGGAAGTAAAATAAGATTAAAATTTAAGAAATGATTAAAGAAGAAATAAAAACTAAGATATTAAATACAATACAAAAAGTAACAGGAGTAGATATAACAACTAAAACAAGAAAGTATGAATTTATAGAAGCTAGAATGATATACTATAAACTATTAAGAGATAGAGGTTATTCATTACAAGAGATAGGTGATACACTAGATAAAAACCACGCTACAGTATTACACGGAATAAATGTATTTAATGATATTAAAGATTACGATAAAGATTTAAGAGAAAAGTATAGTGCAGCAATACAATTACTAGCAGGTGAAAAGATAAGTAAATATATTACACCTGATGAATACGCTGTAGAATTTGCATACTGGTTATTAAAAGATAGCGACCTTGTTATTATTGATATAAAAGATTTATTAACTGAATTTAAAAAAGAAGTAGGTTATGAATGTACTAAGCTTATTTAATGGAATGAATACAGGCAGACAAGCTTTAGAGAATGTCGGTATTAAAGTAAATAAATACTATTCAAGTGAAATTAAACCTTATGCAATAGAATTAACTCAACATCATTTTCCTGATACTATTCAAGTAGGAGATGTTACTAAATGGAAAGAATGGGATATAGATTGGAAAAGTATTGATTTGGTTTTATCAGGTTCACCTTGCCAAGATTTAAGTGCTGCTGGTAAAAGAGCAGGAATTAATGGTAAGAAGTCAAGTTTATTCTTTACATTTGTAGATATATTAAACCACATAAAAGAATTAAACCCTAAAGTGTTATTTTTGCAAGAGAATGTAGGTAGTGCAAGAAAAGAAGATATAGGAGTTATGAGTAGAGCATTAGGTGTTTATCCTGTTAGAATTAATAGTTCGTTAGTTACTGCTCAATTAAGAGATAGATATTATTGGAGTAATATAAGAACTAAAGAAGATTTAATGTTTGAAGATATTATTACTGATATACCACAGCCAAAAGATAAAGGGATAATGTTTAAAGATATTATTACAAGTGGGAATGTTAATAGAAATAAGTCAAAAGCATTATTAGAAAGACAATCTTTTACATATAAAGATAAATTTTCAGAAAAAGCTCAGAACTTTTTAGTTAATAGAGAGAAATTTGGTATGATTTTGATTTATGAGAAAGACTTTATAAGAATACCAAATAAAATAGAAATGTGTAGATTACAAGGTTTTCCTGATAATTATTGTGATATACTTACAACTGCAAAAGCAGGAAGTTTATTAGGTGATGGCTGGACTTTACCAATAATAGAACATATATTTTCATTTATAAAAAACTAAGATATGAATAACTATAATATTTACGAAGTAATAGATGTACTAAGAAAACAACCTAAGTGCTATCTTTGGGATAAACAATATAACCAATGGGAAAAAGATGACTTTACTTGCTTACAAACTATAATAGATAATAACTACGATGGTAAGATAAAAACTAAGAAAAGAAAAACAATTACAATACTATCACCAGAAAAAGAATTCTATACCTTTACTACCTATAAAGAAGCAGCTACCTTTTTAAAAGTTAAACTACCTGTAATATCAATAGCAGTAAAGAAAGGATATAATATTAATGGACACAAAATAGTTTAAGATATGAAACTACAATTAGAAAACTACGGATACAAGTACATAGTTGAAACAGAATACGACGATGTAACGCTTGACGAATACCTACAACTATTTAAAGGTTTATTAATACAAGCAACCTTTAACGAACAACAATTTAAAAGAGCTGTTTTAGAATTAGCTGATGAACTAAAAGAAGATTAAGATATGAAAATAATTGATATTAAAATTAAAAAAGCTACAATATTACAGCCAAATCTTAGAGAAGAGGATATTACTTCTTATAAAATGATTTATAAAGAAAAATCAAAAGAAAAAATATTTAGTATGTGGACTTTTGATAAAGAAGCTAAACCATTTACAAAATATGAGTTTATACAACATTTTAAAAAACTATTAAAAAAGTAAGATATGAATACAAAACAAGAAAGAATACTAATAGAGATTAGTGCTTGGATAGCAGTAGCATCAATAATAGGTTTAATAATATATAATACTATTTAATATGGCAGATATAGCTATGTGTAGAGATACACTTTGTAAATCAAAAGAAACTTGTTACAGGTTTAAAGCAACACCTGATAACTATAGACAATCTTACTTAATACCTAATAGAGAAGAAGATGCTCTTAATTGTAGTATGTATTGGAAAATTACAAAAAAAGTTGATAAAAAAAATAAGTTATGACAGCAAAAGAAAAACAAAAGCAATCAGATTTACAAAGAATAAAAAGAGTAATGAACTTCTACTACAATAGAGGATGTAATAAAGAATCTGTAAACGATATTTATAGAAAGATACTTGCAAATAGATTTAACAATTAGCTATTTATATTATTTTTAAATAAAAATCTAATATATAGATTCTATTATGGATAAAAGAACACAAAACGGAAATAAAGGACACTCTACAAAAAGTAAAAGTGGTATAGATAAAAGAAAGAACGAATATAGAAGTGCATTAGAACAAGCTGCAACCGTAGAAGATGTAATATCAGTTATTAAAATGGTACACTCTAAAGCAGTAACTAAGCAAGATATAAAAGCAGCTCAATTATTCCTGGAGTACTATTTAGGAAAACCAAACCAAAGTATTGATATTAATTCTAGTGAGGGTTTTAATATTGACTTTAGAAATCTATTCACATTTAATGATTCAAATAAATAATAAGTATCGAGTAATTGGTGAAGCCGATAGTAGATACTTTGTAGTAACAGGTGGTAGAGGATCTGGTAAATCTTATTCAGTGAATCTACTACTAACTATGCTTACATACGAAGCAGGTCACACAATACTATTTACAAGATATACTTTAACATCTGCTTATATTTCTATCATACCAGAATTTATTGATAAAATAGAAACGCTAGGTTTACACAATGACTTCCATATAACAAAAGAAGAAATAGTAAATCTAAGAACTGGTAGCAAGATATTATTTAAAGGAATTAAAACAAGTAGTGGAGATCAAACAGCTAACCTTAAATCTTTACAAGGTGTTACTACTTGGGTATTAGATGAAGCAGAAGAACTAGTAGATGAAGATACTTTCGATAAAATAGATTTGTCTATTAGAAGTAAAGATAAACAAAATAGAGTTATTTTAATACTTAACCCTACAACTAAAGAGCATTGGATATATAAACGCTTCTTTGAAAGTAAAGGAATACAAGAGGGTAGTAATACAACTAAACAAGATACTACTTACATCCATACAACTTATTTAGATAACTTAGATAATCTTTCTGAATCTTTTATAACTCAAATAGAAGATATAAAGAAACGCAGACCTGAAAAGTTTAAACATCAAATAGAGGGTGGATGGTTACAAAAAGCAGATGGTGTTATCTTTAATAATTGGAGTATCGGTAAGTACGAACATATAGGTACAACTATCTACGGACAAGATTTTGGTTTCAGTAATGATCCAACAACCTTAATAGAATGCAATATAGATGTTTCTAACAAACGAATTTATATTAATGAATGCTTTTACTTACCTAACCTTACAACATCGCAGATATTCAATTTAAATAAGCAATACGTTAACGATGGACTTATAATAGCAGATAGTGCAGAACCAAGATTAATAACTGAGTTAGCACAATCAGGTTTAAACATTACTCCTGCAATTAAAGGACCAGGTTCTGTTACTTATGGAATTAGTTTACTGCAAGATTATGATTTAATAATAACAGCTGAATCAGTTAACTTAATTAAAGAATTAAATAACTATGTTTGGTTAGAAAAGAAATCTAATACTCCTATAGATAATCACAATCACTTACTAGATGCTTTAAGATATGCTGTTAGCTATCAGTTAGAGAATAAGCACAAAGGTAACTATTACGTTTACTAATGACTTACGGAGAAATAATAGCAGTAATACAATGCTACATACACCACAGCACTGGAGAAGAAGTACAGATTAACTTACCTAGAACTGTAGGTGAGATTAAGAAGATGAAAGCTATGTATCAAGTAGCTATTCAAATGTTAAAGTTTTCTTAAAAAAATGTTAAAGTTTTTTGTAGTTTAAAATATAGTTGTAGTTTTACACCATAATTAAAAACACAAACTATGAAAACATTTATTAAATTCTTTTTACAGAACAAAAGACCACAGCTTACATTTGCTTATTTAGTTTTAATTTATATAATAACTCAAATAGCTAGAATATGATTTTATTTTATAAAGACCCTACAGAAGAACACGAGGAGTTTTACGATCCAAGTAACGAGGATATATTTTGGGATAACCAAGATTACGAAAGTGAAGCAGCTAAGTTATATGTTAAAGAACTAGAAGCTAAAATATCTAGCACTAGAAAAGAATTAACTAAACTTAGAGATTATTTTAAAACAACTGATAAAATACTATTGACAAATGAGCTTGAAGCAATACTTAAAGGATTACGATAAAACAATGGAAGCTTTTAGATGGTGTGTTAATAATGGTATAACAATATATCCAGTTTGCTTACAAGAATTTTATATGGAGGGTAGAAGAAAGATTAATAAAGTAAGATTAGAAGTAAACATAAATGGAAGTAAGATACAAGGTAAAAAAATATATAAACAAGATCAAGAGTTACACGATAAAATAAGTGAACTATATTTACACTATAGAGAAAGAGCTTCATAATTAGTTAGGTTAAATTTGGTTTGAGAGGGTAGTCAGAAATGGCTACCTTTTCTTTTTATAAGTACTTTATACAATTAGCTTAAATAATTATTTTTAAAATAAAATATGCAACTACAAATAACTGTACCTACTTCTTTAAATGAAATTACTTTAGATCAGTATCAAAGATTTGTATCTATTATGGAAAACAATCCTGAAAGTGATTTTGTACAGCAAAAGATGATAGAGATATTTTGTAATGTACCTTTAAAATTAGTACCTACAATTCCTTTAAAAGAAGTTAACGAAATTATAGCTTTACTTAATGAAATGTTTAATGCTGAATATAAGCTTAAACCTATATTTAAACTTGGCAATACTAACTTTGGTTTTATTCCTAACCTAGATGAAATTAGTTTAGGTGAGTTTAGCGATTTAGATAACTACTTTGGCAAGTGGGA